TCTCGTTTAAACCAATCTGCTCTCCCGCTAACTTATATGCTGTATCTACGGACATCGCGCCTCGCTACCTGTTGACGGTACAATATAGTAAACCCAAATGAAAATATACCCGCAATTTTTAGGGGGGCCAATAGGGCCTAATGAATTTATACACGAATGAATTTACCAGACCAATACACCAGCGCGTTGGGGAGCAATCCCTGGGCCAAATATGGGGGGTGCCCCTCGCTGTTCTGGCGGATTATGAGCCGGATAGCGTCAAGTTACCCCTAAGCACGGCCGGCGCCGGCCTGCAGATCCTGCAGATAGACACGGCCGGCCGGCCGGTGGATCCTACAGATCCTGCAGATCCTGCAGATTAATTTAAATTAGACCGGTTTGATTGTCGTTTTAGTATTGACGGCATGTTGAATGCCTGATCTATAATTCATTATAGCAATCACGCTATCTTAACCAAGGATCTCGAAAATGAATAAGCTTGAAACACTAGGCAAGATCTCGACACTCGAAAGCAAGATCAAGGAATTAACTAAAGAGCGCGATGCGCTCCGAGTTGATGCTGTATCTAATGGTTGGGCAGTCTGGACCGTGTCTATTCGGCAGGGCGCACCATCGCTGAAATGGTGGAAAGAGAACCGGCCGACAGTTTGGCAGAAATACGCCACGTCTGTAACGGTCAAGAAATTCGCAGCGACCTAATCATATAGAGCGGCCGGATCCACCGGCCGCTCTTTCAACCATTTATAAGGATGAGACAGATGAGGATTAAACTAGAGTATATCGAGGTAATGATGTTGATCGAGGGGCTTAGCGCCTTGCATATCCGCAGTAAGATACACGACGATGTTAAGCGCAAGTTGACACGTCGATTGATCCGGATGCAACAAGATTACACCGGCGGATATGCGGACAACAAGGTCAACGCTAAGATCTCAAAAGCAATTGACGCCTTAGACGTCACGTAAAAGATAGAGCCGGCCGGATCCACCGGCCGGCTCCAGGTCAACAACTAAACAACAAATAGGAAACATTGTTATGCCGAACCCATTTGGAAAGACACGCGCCCAAGAAAAGCCCTACGCGATCTATAAGCAAGGCCCCTTTGAGTATCGCGTATTGAAGACATATAAAATGCCTAAGTCTGAAGCAAAAGACATATACGCGCGTTGGTTTCTCGCGACCAAAGGACCGCATTCAATGGGCTTTGAACTGGGAGACGGTTATGCAAAAGACATCCGAGACAATTCGGAATTGATCTTAGCAGACACCGATTGGCTCGATCACTATACTTGATCTACCAGAAATTTTAACTCCAGCGGCCGGCCCCCAGGGGCCGGCCGTTGTTGTTTTGACACATCAACTAAGGGCCGGCGCCACGGATGAAACGAGGCCAGGGCCAGGGCCGGCGCCGGCAGATCCGCAGGGCCGCAGGGCCGCAGGGCGCCGGCAGATCCGCAGGGCCGCAGGGCTAGACATATCAAACAACAACGGCGCCGGCAGATCCGCAGGGCCGCAGGGCGCCGGCGGGTCCGCAGGGCCGCAGGGATAATAGAAAAATATCTTGTTGTTGGTTACTTGTTGTTGTGTTATTGTTTACTTGTTCAAACATGGAAGGAATACTTTATGAAATCCGCAATCATCTACAACGGGCCGAGCCTATTGGATGGCAAGCCTATCGTTGTTGTCGCGACCTATTCTAATCGGAATAAAAAGACCGGCGCGGTAGTTCAAACCTATATCTTGTGTCGAGATATCAACCCACTTGAAGCAAGCAAAACCGGTGCAGACTTTACTATATGCGGCAATTGTATCATGCGGGGGGAACCAACAACGGATCCGGTGCGTAAACAAGCCAAGAAACGCAAATGTTATGTTAACCTTGGGCAAGGTGTCTTGATTGTTTGGAAAGCTTTTCAACGTGGCGTATATGCAGACGGTCCGGCAAACGAAATGGGACGCGGCCGGTTTGTACGTGTCGGAACTTACGGCGACCCCGCGGCCGTGCCGGCCGGTGTTTGGGAGGATCTGTTGAGTGAATGCGACACATGGACCGCATATAGCCACCAAAGCGGATGGCGCCCCGATGTGGCAATGCAAAGCGCGGACACGCATGAACAAGCCAAGGACCATTGGGCCGCAGGGCGGCGAACGTTTCGCGTTCTGATCAATCTAGGGGATCTGGACCGGAAGAACGAAACCCTTTGCCCCGCGTCAAAAGAGGCCGGCCGGCGTGTTCAGTGTACCGCTTGCAAGCTTTGCAAAGGATCCACTAAAGCAAAATCAATTGCCATTGTAGAACATTGAAGATAAGTCAATCAAGCGGCCGGATGCACCGGCCGCTTTTAATCATTGGAAAGGAATTGTTATGGATTATGAAGCCGCCCAAAATCTTGCGGACCAAATTGAGCAAGAGGTAAAATCGAACCCCGACTTCTGGACGCAGGGCGCAGAGGCGCAGGGACGCAGGGCGCAGAGGCGCAGGGACGCAGGGCGCAGAGGCGCAGGGCCGCACATGGTCTTAGTAGAGGCCAAAGCCGCAGTACCTGTCTATCAAGACAGGGCGCAGGGCCACAAACAGGGCCGCAGGGGTGTCAAAGACACGATGCGGGGCCGCAGAGATGCCTCCCTGAGCTAACAAAGGCCCCTGATCACCGTCAAATAAAAGTAAGTCGCGCTCCTTGGCTCGTTTTACCAAGATGAAATTCGCGCCACCTCTCACCCAATATGCCATGTTCCACGCCACCTGATGAGGTCGTAGATTTACTGCGTTGCTTTTACTTACCTTCAATTCAAACCAAAACGACAGCCCATCCCAAACAAAATGAGCATCCGGAACCCCGCCACCGGAGACGTTTTCTATACGTGTGGCGAAACATTTTTCAGGTAAGTTCTGCCTTATCGTCTGCCAAAAGTTCGACTCTGGTCCTCTGCTCATCGGTCACATCCTTATAATCGCCCTCAATCTGGAACACTTGGGGGTATTGTTTTTGTAGCAAAGCCAGACGGGCCGTGATCTCATCGCGGGACAACTGATCCAAAGTGTTGATGTTCTCGCGCCGGTCTATAGTCAGGCCACCTAAAGCGGAGCGGATCTTCTCGGCGTTGATCGCTGCCGAAAACTGGCCGGCCTCTTCGGCTCCATTGGATAGGTTCGACAGCCGTTCAAGCTGCCCGATTGTGGTCACCCCGTACCGCCTTTCTCGTTCTTCTCTCAACTGTTGTATGTGCTCGACCACATGGGGATAGTCTCGCCCGTTTAGCAGGACAGAGGCTTGCTTAGCGGCCACGTTAGTAGAGAACCCTGCAAGTCTGGCGCATTCTGCATTAGAATACAGACCCTCGACAATCTTCTGTGCAAAAGTCATTTGTCGATTGGTCAAAGAGCGTTCTTCGTTGGACATTTGGACCCCGTTTCCCGTTTACACTATGTTTACGCTGTTTACAGCTATATCAGAGATCGTCCCAACCAAGCAACAACTGGCCCCTATAATTACAGCGAAATTCTGTAAACAAACATTACCTTTTGTAAACAGGTGTAAACCAAAGGTGTCATATAAAGAAGGGGCCGTTTACGCTGTTTACGCTGTTTACAGGCCAACCCACTCAAAAAAAAAAAAATCAAAAAATCTAGCCAGAATGTGTAAACAGCGTAAACAGGCCCCGCCGCGAAATAATCTCCAGCGCGACTTTGGCCGGATAAGTTACCAACCTTTTCTTGTTTATGTGAAAGTTAACGTTTACCCCTTGTTTGTTAACCTTGGCCGGATAAGTTACCAACCTTTTCTTGTTTATTTAAAAGTTAACATTTGGCCCTTGTTTGTTAACCTTGTTGACATGTCTCGTATGTTGGCGTTATGGTGCAGGCACTCAACATTTTTACAGGAGACTACTACTATGAAACTTCAAGCCATCTTTAACAAAGCTTCCGAGCACCTTCTGTCAATGGAAGAACCATGCATGAAGGCAAGTTCCTGCATGTACCGTGACGGTGTCGGCGGCATGTGCGCTGTCGGTGCCTTTATTTCTGACGAGCATTACAGCCAAGAAATTGAGAACGTTGGTGTGGACAACGCGTGTGACAGCCGTGTTCGTGACAGGGTTGCGCTGTCCATGGGGCAGGACGCATTGACTGCTGATCAGCTTTCGTTGTTTGCGGCACTACAGAATGTTCACGATGAGGGTGATGGTGTTAGTTGGGCTGATGATATTGTTCAGTGTCTAGAGAACGTCCGCAACCGTTTTGATTTGGAGGCACAGTCATGAAGTTGGAATTAAAATCGATTAAGTACACTGAGTGGATGTCTGAAGAGACATTGTGCTTCACTGCCAATCTTTGGGTAGATGGCAAGGTGTTTGCTGAGGTTAGCAATCAGGGTCATGGCGGTTGCACTGACGTTCACATGCATAGCAAGTCTGTGTTTGGCAAGTCAGGCAAGCGGACCTCGTTTTACCGGCAGTTAAAAGAGGTTCAGGCGCATTGCAAGTCGATGCCTAGTCTTGAGCCGTGTGCTTTGTTTGGGGCAGAGGGTTTAAAGACTTTTTCAGAAGGTTTGCCCATGAGTTTGGAACTGTGGTGCAACATGGAGGTTGAGGAGTTTTTGGCGCGGCGTGACTTGAATCGCAAGTTGAAGTCTCATGTGTTGTTTTTGATGGAGGGCAAGGACGGCATTTACCAGACCAAGTTCCACCCGACAGTGACTGACGGGTCGTGGAAGAATGGTCGGCGTATTTTAAATGACATGTCTGAGGTTGATGCACTTGCTATTTGGAAAGCGAACTGATGCCTCGGTTTGATTTCACATCCACGGATCCTCGCAATATGGCGGGGGTTCGTTCTTTGTTGGTTGCTGTATATGATCGGTGGATTAACGAAAATGGCTACGCTGATTATGTTGGCGATGCCATGGATTTGGCGTTGGAGGATTCGTCCACCCTTCTTATTCATCAGCGCAAATTTCTGAACGCATACATTAAATTATGGGAGGCTATGGAAGATGGCGATTATTAGACCGGAGCAATACATTGAGTTATATACTGAACTGGCTGAGTTGATGTTGGTGGCGAACAACGGTGATTTGCCGAATGATATTTTGTTGGAGACGGAAGTATCTGGCGATGTTCGTTACACAGACGCCGCTCAGGAGCGGTTCAACGATTACTGTGACGAGGTTGAGGCTGTTTTGTTGAAGAACAACATTGTAAAAGAGGAATTTTTGCCATGAAGATTGTTATTAGTTTATATGATTTCACTGGCGAGGCATTGAAGCCGTGGGCTGATGCAGGGTATGAGTGCTATGCGTTTGACATTCAGCATGACCGGCATGAGATCACGAAGGAATATTCTCGCAAGCACATGGATGGATCGATTGAGTACCGTCACGCTGACTTGCATGACCATGAAACATTGAACGCCATACAAGATGAGTTTTCTGATCAGCATGTGGTGTTTGGCATGGCCTTCCCTGTCTGCACTGACATGGCGGTGAGCGGGGCTGCGTGGTTCAAGAAGAAAGCAGAGGCCAACCCATCATTTCAAGACGAGGCTGTAAGTTACGCCATGTGGTGTGCCAAGTTATTTAACAGCATGCAGATCCCTTACTTCATTGAGAACCCTGTTTCTGTATTGGCTACCAAGTGGCGCAAGCCTGACTATTCTTTTCACCCGTATGAGTATGGTGGGTACATCCCTTACGACCAGATGAATCACCCGCGTTGGCCGGAGTACATTGCTCCCCGCGATGCCTACAAGAAGAAGACGTGTCTTTGGACGGGCGGTGGTTTTGTGATGCCTACCAAGGTGTCTGTTGATCCTGAGGCGTACCATGGCAACGGTTACAGCACATCGATGATGAAGCTTGGTGGCAAGAGTCAGCGGACCAAGGACATTCGTAGCGCGACCCCTCGCGGTTTTGCCTCTGCGGTTTGCGACTTTAACTAGAATTATTTGGAAAGGAATAACTGATGCCTAATCATTGTTATCAGGAAGTAAAGATCGCCGGTCCTACAGACATTGTTCGAGAGCTTTATCATGGCTTAGTGTCCAATGGTTATATGAATGGCAAGTGTAAGAACCCTAG